CACTCCCATGTTGCGTCCAACAAATATAGTATAGCATAAAAAAAGAGGGAGTCAACCCTCTTCGTCATTTTTTTTCTTTTTTGATCCTATATTGTATTTTGTTTCTAAAATCCAGTCTCCTTTATCACGATACGCTAACACTTTGATTTGATTAAGAGGTGCTATATCTTTTATCTGATCCGTGTTTAATACCTCTACCAATCCCCAATCCGATAATAATTGTGCTATTCTGTTTCTTCTTTGTACATCGTTTGATGTAAGATTAGCATGCTTACCATCAAGTGCGAATAATTCTTTGAAGTGAACTAAGAAATATCTACCTTGCTTATGTAAGATATGACATGATTGATAGATCTTTTTCTCTTTCCTTGACGCTACACCAATACGAGTAAGTGTTTCACGGACTTTCAAAAAATCATCAGGTTCATTTAGACTAATTTCAACCATTTGATCAGATGACCACTTGATCTCTGATTCGGTAACAACACTCATTTCGATCCCCCAGTTTCAAATTTAGATTTTATAAAATTAAGTTGTTCTTTGGAAAGAAGTTTCAAAGCTTGTTTTGCCTTTTCATTACTATAATCATAGTAACGTTTTACATAATCAAGATCTTTAATCTCATCTTTACGGAGCCAAGGAGAGAATCTCTTTTTAACTCTGAGGATATTTATAAAAAAGTCATATTGCATCTTCTTCGGTAAGAAGTTATACTTATTCATTTCGTTTGCATACATCACAGCATCAAGATGTCCAGAATAACAACGGTTAATTATGTATGGTGGGTATTCCTTTTCTACAGCAGGATCTTCATCTATAAGATTTCTCTTAGTTTGATTTATAGAATTTAACCAATCTTTAAGTTCCATCTTCATTATCAAAATAATTTGAGCAAGAGCATACTAGATTACGATCACCATAAACATTATCAATTCTTGATACTGCTGGCCAAAACTTATTATCTTGATCAGCAGGATACGCTGCTTGCTCTCGACTATAATTATACACCCATTCAGATGAAGTTACAACCCTTGCAGTGTGGGGTGCGTTTTTCAAGATATCCTTATTTGTTTGTATCTCAGTTCTAATGTTAATCATTGCTTTTGCAAACCTTTCAAGTTCATCTAAAGATTCAGATTCGGTTGGTTCGACCATCATAGTGTTTAAAACTGGCCACGATAATGTAGGTGCATGAAAACCATAATCCATCAATCTCTTTGCTACATCCTCAGCAGTCACTGTTAAAGAACGACAATCAAATATACATTCATGTGCGATTCTACCATTCTCTCCTTTGTACAATACATTAAAGTATGGTTCAATTCTCTGCACTAACCAATTTGCTGTGAGTAAAGATACTTCACTTGCTTTCCTCAATCCTGATCCACCCATCATACGAATATACATCCAACTGATAGGAAGTATAGACGCACTACCTTGAACTGCTGCTGATACTCTTTGATCCATAAAAGGAACTAAGTGTTCTGCAACACCAATAGGACCTACACCTGGTCCTCCACCACCATGAGGAATACAAAATGTTTTATGTAGATTCATATGACATACATCAGCACCATAATCACATGGTTTTGCTAATCCTACCTGTGCATTTAGATTTGCTCCATCAAGATATACCTGACCACCATTATCATGTATAATTTTACATATATCTCTAATTGTTGGTTCAAACACACCATGTGTTGATGGGTATGTAATCATAACACAAGATAGTTCAAGTTTATTTGCAATAGCCTGTTTCTTTAGATCCTCAAGATCAATATTTCCATCATCATCACATTTAATAGGGACTATTTTCATACCTGCCATCACTGCTGATGCTGGATTTGTTCCATGTGCACTTGTAGGAATCAAACATACATTTCTTTGATTATCACCATTACTACTATGATATTCTTGGATTGCAAGTAAACCTGCATACTCACCCTGTGATCCTGCATTTGGTTGTAAACTTACATCAGCAAACCCTGTAATGTCACATAACCAATTTTTCAAATCTTTCATTATCTTTTGATATCCTAGAGTCTGATGCTCTGGTGCAAAAGGATGTATGTTAGCAAATTCATTCCAACTCACAGGCATCAACTCTGATGCTGCATTTAACTTCATAGTACAACTACCAAGTGGCACCATACCATTTACTAATGAAAAATCTTTCTGAACCAACTCATTAATATATCTCATCATGTTAGTTTCACTCTGATAATTATTAAAAACTTCTTGTTGCATCCAAGGTTTAGTTCTCTCAGGTATGCCTAACCAATGATAATTTCCTATCGAATCAACTACATGATCAATAGTATCAAACTTATTAGTCATATCTAACTGAGAATCTACAAGTTGTTTCAACTCATCTAAGGTAGTGCATTCATCTATTGTAATTAAAGTATAACCATCTTCATACCTAACATTAAATCCCTCTAATGCAAGAAAACTTTTAAATCTAACGGTATCAAATCCTTCAGACTCATCAACTTCTATACCACACCATCTTAATGCTTTTTGTAGTGTCTGTCTATATTTTAATATTCTGGTTGCTATTTTTTTCAGACCTTCAGCACCATGATATGCAGCATAGAAACCAGACATATTTGCTAATAATGCCTGTGCTGTGCATATGTTTGATGTTGCCTTATCTCTTCTTATGTGCTGCTCTCTTGTCTGTAATGCTAATCTTAATGCTGGATTACCTTGACTATCTTTTGATTGACCTACAATTCTACCAGGTATTTTTCTTTTATACTTATCAGTAACAGCAAAGAATGCAGCATGTGGTCCACCAAATCCCATAGGTATACCAAACCTTTGCATACTACCAACTGCAATATCAAATCCCATCTCTCCTACAGGTTTCATCAAGACCTGACACATGGGATCTACAACTGCTATCTTTATACACTTACAAACATCTGCAATGCGAAGGAGTGCACTAGGATCACGAAGTCTACCCTTATTATTTGGTAACTGAATCAGTACACCAAAAACATCATCAAAATCTTCTAATAATGCTACAGTATGCCAGTCAAGTAATTTTATTTTAATACCTAAAGGTTTTGCTCTTGTTTTTAAAACTTCTAGTGTTTGAGGAAATACATCAATATCGACTAGAAATGTATTCTTTTTAGATGTACTATGAGAAAGAATCATTGCCTCTGCTGCTGCAGTTCCTTCATCTAATAAAGATGCATTTGATATGGGTAAACCAGTAAGTTCTGTAATCAGTGTTTGATAATTAAATAATGCTTCCAATCTTCCCTGAGATATCTCTGCCTGATATGGTGTATAAGATGTATACCACGCAGGATTCTCAAATACATTTCTTTGTATTACTGGTGGTACAATTGTTCCATAATATCCCTGACCAATTAAAGATCTTTTAACACTATTATGTTCAGCAATTTCTTTGAGTTCTCTCAATGCCTCTTCTTCACTACATGGTTCTGGTAAACTATCATCACCACGAAGTAAAATTGAATCTGGGACAACTTGTCTTACAAGTTCATCTAACGAAGAAAGACCCAAATCATCTAGCATTTGAGTCAGTTCTTCTTCGGTAGGACCGATATGTCTTGAAATAAATTCTGTCATTTAGTTTCGGTAATTTTCCACTTATCGTCAAGTGTCTTGTTTTTTATAATTATACGATTATTCTCATAGTCTGCTACAAACTCAAGAATGTCTTCATTACCCCACATCAATTCTTCATATAAAGCATTAAGTTTACTCATATCGACATACAACTGATCTGGTGTCTCATCGTTCATGTTGTTAATCCTGCCTTTGTTAATTTATCGTTGTTGTAACATTCATCGTAACTAAACTTTATCTTTGCCCTTGGTTTGGGTTTGTAGTTAAGTAAGAGAAGTTCCTTTCTGGATTTTTGATCCTTCATATATTTACCCACTGATCTCATTGTATATGTAAGATCATACTCTGCTGCTGCCCATCCATTAAATCTTTCTAAAATTAGTTGATCTGAATTATAACTTACCATCATATCTGTAGACATAATACAACACTGCTTTGCAAATCTATCATGATCAAATCTTTTATGAAGAGATCCTTTATTACCATATAAGTTATCTTTAATATCATATGGTGGATCAAGATACATGAATATACCAGAACGTAATTCATTGAACATCAAAGTATCATATGAATCATTAGTGATCCTCCACTTCTTGATAAGTTTAGAATATTCTGGTAGTTTCTCAATACCTTTCAAAGAAAAGT